TTCATGGTCGGGGCTGTATTCAGTTGACTGGACACGATAACTATTACCACTTTGGGCAGTCAGTCCAGAGGGATATGGTCAAAGACCCGCAACTTGTTGCGACCCCTATGTATGCTGCTTTGTCCGCTGGGTGGTTCTGGAAGACCCACGGATGCAACGATCTGGCTGAAGCGCAGAACTGGGAAGGCTTAACCAGAAGAATCAATGGCGGTACATTTGGGTTGGAAGAACGGATCAAATTAACCCAACACGCACTTGCCGTTTTAGGTGGGTAATGGGACAATAAGCTATGGCTGATCAACCTACCGCACTACTCCCCATTATGTTTCGCCCTGGTGTAAACAGGGAACAAACACAATATGCCTCAGAAACGGTAGGAACTAATGCCCCCAACTTCAGCATTGTAGGCAGTTGGTATGCCTCTCAGAATGTCAGGTTCAGGCAAGGATTCCCTGAAAAGATCGGTGGATGGGTTCCTTTAGCATTAGGAACATATCAAGGTATCTGTCGTTCTCTCTTTAGTTGGTCTACTTTGGGTGGACAAAATCTCATTGGCGTAGGAACTAACCTCAAGTTCTATGTCAATCAAGGTGGGCCTTACTACGATATCACGCCCATTCGGTATACAGTTACCCTTACAAACCCTTTTGCCACAGTCAATACTTCCAAAGTTGTCACTGTAACTGCTGCTTCTAGCGGTGCAGTCCTTGGGGACTTTGTTACCTTTTCTGGCGCATCTGCGGTGGGAGGTATCACGATCAATGGTGAATACCAGATTCAATCTATTGTAGATACCAATACATTCACCATCCTTGCAGCGACCGCAGCCACCTCCACGGCAACTGGAGGCGGTACAGTTTCAGCCGCTTTCCAGATCAATGTAGGACAAGCCATTGAGGTTCCTCTTGTGGGTTGGGGAGCAGGTGCTTGGGGCTATGGCTCATGGGGAAATGGCGCTTCTTCTACCACGGCCTTGAGACTATGGAGTCAGGCTAACTTTGGGCAGGACTTGATCTTTGCCCCAAGGGGTGGATCGATCTTCTATTGGGCGGCATCTAGTACGATTTCGTCTAGAGCGGTATATGCAACTTCACTGTCGGAAGCTTCAGATGTACCGACTGTTGTTAATTTTATCTTTGTCTCCGATGCTAGTCGCTTTGTGTTTGCATTTGGTGCTAACCCATTGGGAGGTTCTTCGCAAGATCCTATGCTGGTTCGTTGGTCTGATCAGGAATCTGTGACCATGTGGACACCCGCAGCCACAAATCAAGCGGGTGATCTCCGTCTATCTCGTGGCTCCCAGATCGTAACCTGCGTACAAAACAGGCAAGAGATCGTGGTTTGGACAGATACTTCGGTCTATTCTTTCCAATATGTAGGAACTCCCGCAGTATGGAGTTCTCAAATTATGGGAGATAACATCTCCATCATGGGGCAGAACGTTGCTGTTCTAGCCTCTGGTACATCCTACTGGATGGGTATTGATAAGTTCTATAAGTACAACGGTACTGTATCTACCCTGCGCTGTGACCTGCGTGAATACATTTATGGCGATATCAACACCAACCAAACCCAACAGTTCTTTGCAGGAACGAATGAAGGTTTCAATGAGGTGTGGTGGTTCTATTGTTCAGCCAGCAGTACAGCTATCAATCGATATGTAGTCTATAACTATGTAGATGATATTTGGTACTATGGCAGTATGAATAGGACTGCTTGGATTGATTCCACGCTCCTCACATATCCTATTGCCGCCGTTCCTAATAGTACTTATGGTAACACTTTGGTGTATCACGAGTATGGTTTAGATGACAATACGACTGGAACTGCATATCCAATCGACTCGTATATACAATCTTCCGAGTTTGATTTGCAGTTTGGGACTAAGTTTGCGTATGTAAACAGAATACTTCCTGATGTGACATTCCGTAAATCTACGACTTCCAGTCCGCAAGTGACCATGACCTTAATCCCCATGCAGAACTCTGGCTCGGGGTATAACACACCGCAGACTACAAACGGCTCTATCAATACAGCTACTGTGACTCGCACGGCAACCGCTCCCATTGAACAGTTTACTGGGCAAGTGTTTATCCGATTGCGTGGTAGACAGATGATCTTTCAGATTGAAGGAAATCAGTTGGGATTACAGTGGCAACTCGGTACACCTAGGATTGAGATCAAGCCAGACGGAAGGAGAGGTAATACATGATTCCAAATATCAATGTTTCTCCTAACCTGCCTTTGCCTCCTCCTCAGTACGATCAGGCTTATTTGGATAACCTGACCAAGGTTCTTCGTCTGTATTTCACGAGCAACGATAACGTTAACCAGATTGGTATGAATCAAGTATCCACCAATCAAGCTCTTATTTGGCTGGGGGTCTAATGGCTGCTTATCAGAACGTAACCCCAGTACAGTTATCACAGGCTAGTCTAACGACCAGCTATGTCACGCTCTATACTGTTCCATCTAATCCAACTACTCCTACTCGGACGTACATGAAGCAGATTGATGTCTGCAATACGACTGGTAGTCCCATCACGTTTAACCTGCATATTGTCCCTGCCACGTTCAGCGAGACAACCAATAATGCTTTTATTTATGGTGTATCGGTAGCGGCAAATAGTATTTATTCCTATTCTGGGGTACAGGTTTTGCCGACTGCTTCTACGATTCAAGCCAAGGCTTCAGCTACAGGTTTAAACATATTCATCAGTGGTGGTGAGGCCGTATGACAACAACCGCAGTGGATTATTCCAAGATATTTCCAGGGGCAAGCCAGCAGTTTTATGATGCTTTAAACGCTATTCAATCTGGCGGGGCTAAGGTTGGCTCTGTAACTATTCCTAGTCAAGATGAGAATGGCAACGATATTTCGTTTAAGAGTACTGCGTTGGTTGATTCAAGCGGGAATCCAATCAGTTCAGCCGGGCTTAAACAAGTTGGCACTAACCAATATGTGATCAGTACCCCATCAACTGGCGGGACAATGAACATTCCGGTCAGTATTGATCCTAAAACAGGAACAATTCAACCCGTCAATAATTACCAAAGCGTATCTTATACAGGTGGATCTTCAGGTTCTGTCCTTGGCCAGATAGGCAACACCGTTAATGGTGCTTTAAACGACCCCCTTGTCAACGCAGCAATAGGTTTAGCCATGCCCGGGGCAGCACCTTTTTTGGCTGGGGCCAAAACGGTGCAGAGTGTTGCTAGTGGTAAACCCTTAAATGTGGGTACAGTTCTTAATGCTTTAACTTCAGCATCTGGATTGGGCAGTACATTGGGTTTAGATCCATCCACTATAGATGCGTTAAATACAGCCAAAACTGCTGTCAGTGGTGTAAACGCAGTACAGACCGGAAACCTGGCTGGGGCATTGACAAGTTTAAACAACTTAACAAATTTCCTCCCGGCTGGATCATCTCAGCTTGGAAATGTGGTTAGTGGGATTGCAGCCCTTAAAAAGGGTGACACAGCAGGCGCTTTAAGCGCCTTGTCTAGCCTGACATCAGATCCAAATCTACAGATAGCATCTCAGGCTGCTGGGGTTCTTAAACAATTAAGTCCAATTTTGGGTGGAGTTGCCAGTTCAAAATCTACAACTCCTTCTAGCAGTTCATCTGGGGCTTCATCTGGAGCTTCATCCAGTGCCTCCACTCCTTCCGCTGCGCCCATGACTTCAGGTATCGCCACACCGCAGACAACTCAAACAGTTGCAGGGCCAATTGTGGCCTATGACATGGAAGGTGTCTACAATCCATTCGTGACAAATGAAACTCAAACCGCTAAAATGTCAGCAAAAGGCGGGTCTATAGGCTTGCCATCTCTATTAAGGGGTAAATAATGACGACCACAGCCATATCAGATTCTTCTTCAGGTGATAATTCTCAATTAACTGACGAATACGGCAATCCAATATCTTGGAATCCTAATTTATCAACCCAAACCACTTACACTAATGGTCAAAATGCTGGAACTTCTGTAACTGATTCATCTACAGGATTATCTTCAACACCAACAGATGGCTCTGGTACTTCCTTATCTTCTGCTTTAAACGATATTTCCAAGTTTATATCCACCAATAAAGGCATTTTAGGATTGGGTGCTTTGGGTAGCTTGGCAACCAGCAATACAGGTGGCGGGGGAGCAGGTTCTTCTAGCGCTTCTATCCCAGCCTTGATTGCATCTAGGATGCAGGTTCCCGGCGCTTCTAGCGTTGTCACGCCCGGCCAGCCTAACCAACAGTATTTCACAGATACTCTTTATACCGATCCTAGCCAACAAGCCAATGCACAAGCTGCCATTGAGGCTCAGGCTCAAGCCATTGCGGCCAATAGGACTAACGCTCCTGTGCCTAATTTTGCTATGCCTTGGAATCAAGGAACATCTTCTGGCGCCC